AGGTAGGGCAGGACGCAACGGAACCCTGCTCGCCTTCGGTAGCCTCATGGCAGGTCGGACATGCGTAACGCCCAGGTGTCAGCGGGACATCCTGCGTCTCGATGACTGGCTCCTCGGTATAACCGTACTTTGCTCCGTCGGCGCTGTAGTAGGTCCACCCGAATGCCGGGCCGAGAATCCACAGAATGAACGCCGTCTGCCGCGTCTTCTCATCCATGTTCCATTTGTCGTGCAAATCCTGCGCCACCACATCGGCCAGAATCGCTTGGCGCTCGCCATCGTCTGACTCGGGGTCGTCGGCCACCGCTCGCACAGTTGGCGCCTTGCCCATCACCGCGACGGCCTTCAGGCAATCGCCGCGGATGATGTTGAAGACGTAATCGAACTGACCGACCTGGGCATCCGGGCTGAAGTTGTTCGCCAGCGGAGCGCCAGAGGACCCGAAGTCCGCAAAGTTCGTGCCAATCCACTGCGGGACGATGTTCTGCTTCCCCTCGAAGTAGAGGTGGTTCCTCCGCATCGTGCGGTAGGTGACGATCTTCTCCTGCTCGCAGTCCGGGTCAACCTCATCGTCGATCAGCTTCTTCAGCGGCGTTTTGAGGAGGATGAGGAGCGTCTTCTTATCGAGTTGTGGGAGGCCTGGGGCCATCATCCGGCTTCTCCGTGTACTGTCTTCCACTGATCCTTAGCCTGCGAGATGAAGTTGAGGGTTTCCTTCTTGCGGATCATCGCCGTCTGGCTCATCGGTCGTTCAATCGGTCCCGGCTTCTGCTCAACCGACCGCCCCTCGGGAATGCCCGGCGCCTCAGGATATAGCTTTATGCCGTACTGCCGCTGCCATTCCACGTTAGCGATCGTCTTCAGCGCGTCCGACAGTTCCTTGTCCTTGCGAGTGAACTGCTCATACCAGCGGTCGCGCTCGTTCTGAACCGCGATGAGCCGGTCCTCGGCCAGCACGCGGGCGTCGTTGGCAGCATCGAGCAGGCGCTTAAGGGCGATGGGGTTTAGATTGATCGGGAGCATCACTTTGTCATCCGCTCCAGTTCCTGCAGCTCCAGGTCTGTCGCCATACCGCGATGGTCACCCATGAGCCGTAGCTGTTTACGCTTGCCACATTCACACGAAAGTACAACCAGTGTGTATCCCCACAGGCACCGCAAACTATCGACCGTGTAACAACCCCAGACCGCAGCGGATGGGTTGGCATCGTTGAAAACACACGACAGCATCCTGAACCTGTGCCCGACGATCAGCGCGTGGTAGAGACGCTTGAGCATTACAGGCCTCCGACGAATCGCATCTGCCAGACCTTGTAGTGGCGGTACCCGCCGCACTCCCACTCGCGGGCTTTGAGCACATTCCAGTATGAGGGCAACCAAAATAACGCTATACCGTAGAATCTGCCATACCTAGGGACGCCAGTGGTCCCCCAATCCGGTGCGCCATCCGAAATAAGTAGAGAGAACAGCGGTGTGCTACAAATCAGGTAATCCGCATCGAACTGGAAGCGCCAATACTGCCTCCAGAGCCAGAGAAGCCGTCTCACTAGCTTCCGTAGCCTCCGCCAGCGCCCCCACCGCCCGCTTCCTGCCCTTCGTCCTCGCCGGCCTCTTCGGTCTGCACCGCGGCCTCGATCTGGTCGCACAGGTCGCGCATCTGCGAGACAAGCCCCATCACCGCATCAGGACCTTTGCCTCCGCCGTCTGCCGCGCCATCGTCCAGACCGGCGCCCGCTCCGTTCGCTTTTGGTCTCGCCTCAATCGCTACCGACATCATCGGTCGCGGTGGCGGCATTCGTCTGCTTGGTGACATGGTTTTCTTCTTTCCTTGGTGCTGGCATAGATGGCCAGCGATCTTCCCTAGCCTCTCGGAACATCTGCAGCCCCTGTCCTGTAGGCAATACCGAATTTGGCGGCACCCCAAAGCAACATATCTTCAATTACCTGCTTGGAATCATCTGTGTTTGATCTCGTCTCAACAACTAGAAGCGTGGTGAAGATCGTAAACTTCTGAATCACCTTATTCCCGGCCTTGCCGTCTTCAAATACAACGCCGTTCGATTCATCAAACTCCTCTGGCTTGGTAGGGAATTTTCTAAACCTGTATCGCTCCACCATCGCCTTAACCACGTCAGGGAGAAACACATTTCCTCTCGGGCTGAGATCAAACGTTTCGATATAGGCAAGGGTTCTAGCGAGGACAACTGCGGCGAGTTGCACTAGCTTATTTTCCCTTGAGTGCTGCTTCCTCTGCTGGTGTCGACTTTACATCCACCGGCAGAATACCGATAGATGCCTGTAGTGTGGCGGCGGCCCGTGTAGCGGGTGTCGATAACAAATCGTTTACGTTAGAACTCGTGCCACGTGACCCTACAGCCACATCGAAATTATCACGAGACCGGGAACGTTTCTTGGGAGGTCCGGAAAAGACTCCCACGGCAAAAACAAAAGCCAATATAATAAAAAGACCCACCGATGCTTGCAGCATGATGCTTTAGTCCTCCCTTTCCGTAGCCGCCAGCACAAATGCCGCGAGAAGAAATACTCCGACCAAGAGGAGGCTGGTGTGCCAAAGGGCGTCGGCTGTGGGCATCAATCTCCTCAATATCCTCCCCGCCCTCCACTCGAACATCATATCCGGTGGGAACATTAGGCTGGGTGATCCCATCTGCGCCGGTTCCTCATCGAACCTCGCGCGAATCTTCCCCACGGTAGCGGCCGGTTCTTCTCCTGATCCAGCAGCGTCTTCTGAACCACCTGGTGCCGTACCATTGGATCGCTCAACACCTCGGCATTGACCACGCCGGCGGCCGCGATGCGCTCCGCGATCTGGATATCCAGCGGCTTCTGATTCTCGCGGGACCGGTCACCCATTACGAGATAGCGGGCGCTCTGCAAAGGGTCGTCACCAACGAACTTTCTTATGTCATGTTTGCCATCGTCATCATGAGTCGCAATTGCCAGAAGCTCTTTCAGCTTTTGGCAGCAATCCCATATCTGGATCTTTGGCAGGACTTCCCGCGGTTTCTTGTGACGAGCCAAGTATTGCTGGTAAGCGTCCCGGCCTTCACTGAGAAACAGTTCGCGGGCGAAGTCCATGTCTGGCTGCACCTCCGGCTCGATCGGTGTGAAGCGCATCAACCCATGAAGATACTGCCAGCCGTCCGCGCGCCGGTTATTGGCGCGATAGATGATGATCCGCATGCGGCCATCGAGCGCGTTGTACCGCTGCTCCATTGACTGCCAGGCCTTTTCCGGTGAACCAAGACGTTGCTCATCGTCCGTCAGATCTACCAGGAACGCGGAGCCAGCTCCCAGCACAATCTCGATACCGCGGCGAATCTGCTCGGCAAAAGTATACTTCGCGTCAGTTTTAGAGAAACACGACGGGTCGAGATGCAGCGGTATCGTGTGATCCGGCAGCCCTTCCAGGTCGCTCATGGACATCTTGGCGGTCTCTGACCTCAAGCCCTCCGGACCCATGCCCTTGATGACAAACTCCCGGTCGACGTGCAGCCTTCCATCGGCCTTGTTCTGGCAACCCCAATGCACCGACGAGAAGTGATCGTATCCCCAGTCGACACCCATCGTCCGCGGCCACCAGGGAAGCAGATCGGCGCCAAGAATGACGTGCCGCGCCTCGGGTGGTTCGCCCGCGAGCGGGCCGTGCGGTCGATACCACTTGAAGTACGGACCCAGCATCGAGTCCCAGTCACCCTCAAGCCAAGCCCTTCGCGTCGCTTCCGGCTGATCCTTCAGCTGATTGAGATAGTCCTCATTGTGCATCAGATAAGGATTGTCTTTTAGAAACGCCGGGATAAATATTCTGGTGCGCTTCGTCGCTGCGTCCAGCATCGTTGTCATCGACGGAATCAGGTTCCCGTCCTTGTCCAATACTTTGACGTAGCGTGCGTTAACCCAGGCCGACCCCGGACCGTCAGGATTAGTCGTGGCGAAGAATTGGGCCTTAATCTCTGGCATCGTGGAGCGGCAGCATCCGAGAAGTCTCTTGAACAGGTCGAGGTCTGGAACCTGCGTCAATTCTTCTACCAGAACCTGTTGATATTGTTGCGACTTGTACAACTCGTAGGACTTTGAATCCTTGAGGTGCCCGCCGCGGATGATATGGCCGTCCGGCCAGCGGATCTGAAGCGGACGTTCGGCAAACTTGGCGCCAGTCGGCTCGTAGAGCACTCGAGCGCGCGAGATCCACTCGGCCAGATCCTTTTCATTAGCCCGGATCACTAGACCGCGTAGGTCACGCAGGATACGCGGTTCCTGCGGTTCGATCTCGATCATCCCTGTTTCGGGATTGAATCGTTGAATCGTCCGATGTTTTACCAGCCAGGCGATGCCGCAGTCTGACTTCGCCCCACCGCGAGCACCACCGTAAAGAACCTCATTCTCCGTGCGTGCCAGAGCTATCGCCTGCTTCGGCAGAGGTTTCCAGATAATGTTAGGTTGGATTTGGATGCGCCCCGTATCGCAGCCCTTTGCCCTTGGGCGCCTCACCCTTCTCCTCAGGCGTCAGCTCGATCTCTTTGCCGCAGTGCGGGCAACTCACGACACCGCCATGCTCCAGGTGCTTCAGTGTGATCGCCAGGCGAGCTCTCTGGCCGGCCTTCCCGCTGTCGTGCTTGTGCTCCTGTTCGTAAGCGGAGTTCGAGACGCCTTCGCGCTTGGCGGCCGCGGTCATGGCGCCTGGATGCTTTATTGCGCCTTGGATAAAGTGTTCAGCCATGGTCGTTTACCTCACTCAATAAAACTGCGGGTGCGGTTGTGTCGCCCCAGTATCCGATCGGGGTATCTTCGTCGGTGGGCCCAACTACCTCAATCCTAAGATCACGCGGGTTCTTGCATCGCCGCTCGACTGCTCTCTTACTGTCGGCCGCTTCGTGATCGACCTCTAAAGTCTGTAGAAGACTGATACCGTAAAGACCGCAGGTACAGGACCACCGCGCGGCGAGCTTGGGCCTTTCGCTGTATGGCAATGGGCGCGGGGCGTTTTCGAGTTGTCTGAACAGCATGTCGGTAACCGTTGGCTGCCGTTTGCTCATGCCGACATCATGCCGATTTCAGCCCGAGAAACAAAAGGAGCCGTTCAAACCACGTGACCCGTCTGCACTCACTTGACGACAACTCTCCGCAGCGCCACCGCCAGTAACTATGGTAGCCATGCAGTGGATGGTACATCAGGATGGCTTTCTCGCGTTTCATGCCGACTTAGGGTCAATCACCCGCACCGCGTTCTCGATAGTCAACGGCGCGTGACCGTTAACCTGGTCCGCCGCGTGCCCGTTCGCCTGGCTGACCTGCGGAGCGATCAGCACCAGCACTTGCGCCGCGGTCGGCCCGTCGCCTTCATCGTCTTTCTTGACCGTCAACGCCCCAACCGCGCCGGCGATCTCCATTGCCATTTTAGCTGACCTGGTCGCCGACTCGAGCGCCTGCCAACTCACCGGCTTGATGATCGTGATCCGCGTTTTGCCGTCTTCGTCTTCCTTGACCTCCTGCTGAGTCAACGGCCACTTGGCCAGCGTCATCCATTTTTGCAGGATCAGGCCAGCACCGAGCGCGGAATTTTCCCGGTTCTCGATCAGGCGAAGCGCCCAAACATCACCGGCTTGCTCTACTCGGGCAAGCTGCTTGCCGAGGCTTGCCGCTTGAAGCCTTTCGTCAAAAGCCTTTGCTCGCTCGATCCACTGGAAGTCCTTTACCCACTTAGAGAATTTGCCAGAGCATTGGCTTGCCCGCGGCTTGCCAGACCACTTGCGGTAGGCCTCACGAAAGGTACGATTCTGCATTTCGCGGTAAAGCACAAAAGCTCGCCACGCTGGCTCATTCTCATCGGGCAGACGATCCCAGGCATGCTTCTCAGAGGTCACGGCTTGAACCTCTGCCCGCGACTGGGGCACTTCACGCTCTTGTCTTTTCCCGCTGCCTCTGGCTGCTCGTCAACCAGTTTGCGCCCCATGTCGTCCATGATCTCCTGCAGCGCCTCTTCGTCAAACCCTGTTCCTTTCAGGTCACCTTGATCTGATCTAATGGATTCAAGCAGTTCCGCAAGTTCCTGCGGGTTGTCGACGCCGAGCCGCGCCGTCCGGTTGTCTGCCAGCATGAAACACAGGGCGGTAGCATCATCCAAGTCGGCCCAGATCACCGGGAATTGAATCAACCCCCGTTCCTTGGCCGCCAGCCAGCGATGCTTGCCAGCCACAATGTAGCCGGTCGAGCGCTGCACCACCGCGGCCCCGATGAATCCGTTAACCTCAATGCTTTCAATGATACAACCGACATCGCCTTCATTCGTATTTTTGGGATGCGGCTGCACTGAGTCAATATCGACCAACTCGTAGGTCTGTTCCGCCACAGTTACCGTTGCGGTTTCTCTTTTTCTCCCCATCGAAGTGGTGTATAGTGCTCAGTATAAGGCTTGCTTATGTTCTACCGCGTCCATTGCGTCAAGACGGGCCAGCGGTTCGGGTTCTTCTCGAGGGAGTTGCTTGAGCCTGGTCAGCGCGTTGCTTTCGTTGCTGATGACGGCGGGAACTTCGTTATCGAGGTAGAGCAAGCTTCTGAAGCTTCTCACGCGAACACCAGCGGCAGCCTGGCCGGAACCGCCGACGTTGGAACGTCAGCAAACGTCGGGTGACTGAACGAGAGCACCACTGAGCCGGTGCTGTGCTCAGCGAAGAAACCACGATAGACCGCATCTGACGGTAAATCAGGGCATTGCAGGCGTACTTTGTCGCTGGCAGCCAACAACTCAGCGAAGGCGTGCACGTCCATTGCGTAGTGGCGGAGACGGCGGTTCATGCGTGTTACCGTTCCTCCCTCGCGTGCCCGCCGCATCTCGGCCCGAAGAACTGCCACGGATCGAACGGAATGGTTAGAGCACGGCCTGGTGGACAGAACTGGACGTGAAGTTTACCGTGGAACACTTTTGCGGGCTGCTTGCGGGCTGGCTGCTTCGGCGGCTTCATGGTGCTCGGGAAAAGCATGACTTGCGGCTGCCCGTATC